CTGTGCATCCTAGACAAGTTCCATGCAAACCTAAAAACAATGGATCCTTTCCAGTACTTGGACATCTGTGCAACGAACCCAAACGGCGTATACGCAAACGTGGTAGGGTCCAGCCTAAAGTATTCAATTACGGAAAACGGGGTCATATCCTTACTAACCGTGAGCTGGCCAGCATAGGTTGTTTTGTCCATAAAATCTGCAAGACTACCATGTTCCACATATGGTGACCTATACACGAAATTTAGGGCACGCATAACATCACTATTCGCCATATAACGAAAGACTGCATATATACCGTCTCTTTCACTAGGTGAGTAGTCCGCAATATGGTAACATTCCGTAACAAAACCAGAGCTCAGCATCGCTTCCGAGCTCATATTGGCAATTCGTATACTGTCAGACCCACGTGGCCACACTAGCCACGAGCTGTTATTGGTAAACACAATGTCCGGAGTTCCAGACGTCGAGATATGCGCCTTTACCTCATTCAAATCTAAAAATACAGTCTGCTGTCCATATACATGAGCAACAAAAGGTAATGGGTCTGATGTAACAGCGTTAGTTGATCGACCAAAAAGCGTAATAACACTTTTAGGCACACTTGTCCCAACATTATGAAAGACGCCAACATACACAAACATAATCCCCATATCTCTAAACTCAGCGGAACTGCAAGTACCTTGATGATGAGTGTATGGTAACAACATGATTGCCTCACCACCTTTGGATAAGTCAAACCTTACATAATCCACTTGTGTTATCAAGCGCATTATATCATCGTGGGACGTGCTAGCATCTATCATACCGCGAATGCTATTATCGTGGAAATACGCTACATACATGCTTCCAAATTGCCCTTGGTTGCCAGTCACATTGATCTTCACTTCTAGATCAGCATATATTTGACCATACATACCCAAAACAGTGCTATTGCCTTTATACCACAGATCCCACGGTTTTATGGGGATAAGAGTTGCAACCTCTATAGTTTTAGAGTCCAAATAGCATTCTCTATCCAGAAACATATCGACCTGTAAAGATGGGTCTCGGGATGGTTCCAAACTGCCTTTAGCCTCCGGACTCTCCACATCCTGAGCTGAATCTGAACATCCCGCAACAAATGCATCGACATCAACCGTCTCCAAAACCTTAATTGAATCAACGACCCCAAGTTTCTTCCCATACAGATCAAAATTCCTACTACATACCACTCCTTTAGGGGTACAATAGTACATTGGCAACTTCCTGCCTGTCTGTTCATACCAATCTTCCACCCAATACTCATAAGTAGGTATGTCTAAATTAGAGTATTTGAGATATTTGGCTTTCCACATTCGTACCAAGCTAGAAAAACGATCATACTCCTCCTTACCACATTTCCATGCCTCAGAGAGGGCCGATCTAAAACTGCCTTCCATCATCTCATTTTCAGTGCCCCCTTTAATAATAGACACGTCAATTCCTTTAGCACGAGATTTGTCGATAAGCCTCCATACAATTTTATCAAGCTCTGGGTTATATACGAACTTTCGTTTCAGCAAAGAAATGTCATCAAGATGTTCAAATGGCTTCACGTCCAACTTCGATTTATCAGAATCTGTATAGTCCATATTAAATAGGATCTTAAACAAAGATTGATATATTCTCCCATTTGGGACATTTGTTACACAAGCATCTGTATGATCATCTCCGTACTGAGCCAAACCGACGAATTTCCTAAAGCACTGGATCCCTTCGCGGAAACAGCCCATGAAGGCTGGGTCCGATAGCAGACCTTGCCATGAGATATTTGGGCAGTACCTATCAGGAAATGTGTCGACCCAAAAAGAATCATCTAAACCGACGTCTAGCTTTTTACTGTAGTACCAACAAATGCCAAAAATAATGCGCTTGGCAAGCGATTGGTATATACACCCAACCTCAGAAGTTAAGTAAAAGCCAGATATAAGGCCGTACATCCTCCCAAACACATTTGTGTCATACATCGTGTAACCATGAAGTGACTCATCAGAGCACCCACGTGAGAGTTTGTGGTACACCTCATAGTCAGGCTTCGGCAGCACCTTTTCATGGAACATATCTATATAGGCAACTGAATTAAATAGCCCTAATGGATCACATGTCTTATCAAACCCTTTAAAATCACCGTCAACATTACGTTCCTTCGAGTACGAAGCCAGATAATCATATATATCCCCTACTTGGGCTGACGATGTATTAACACCAAGCATCATCTCAAATATAAGTGGGTTTCGAAACACCATACGCTTAAAAGTGGACCATATCATCCTCTGAATAATAAACGACCCTATGCAAACACTATAAAATATGCGTGTCGGTTTAACCCCTATCTTTGCTGCATCAACAATCTCTTCCTTCAGACATCCCTTAGTGATGTGCCCGAAGATTCTACCATCCATATATGCCGAATGGGTTTTGTCAAACTCAGCCTGAACTTCTGGGCCCATAACCAAATTAGGTTTTTCGCCAATGAAATACTTGTGCTTGGAACCTGAAAAGGGATAGCCCGGCGAGCTAGACATACGAAGCCCATCGAGATGCGAAACATTCTCGATTCCGTTAATTGCTTCTTGAGGCGTCAACATACATAGGGATTGCAAATCAACATTTCCTACTTGTGTCTCGCCTAGCAAGGAAATCGTTTCGTCAAACATAATCTCACGGGCGCACTTCCACACATCGCCCGGTGAGCCCGACACCCTAACTGAACACTCCGATATTATGCCATGGCGCCAATGGGTCCAACTTGTAGTGTCTGTCGGACCAAATTCATGACCAAAGTACCTTCTAGCTTCTTCTAACCAAGGCGGTCGCAGAACTTTAGGTTTTGAATTAGACCGTGATTCTGATGCCACACGGCCTAGAGGGAAACCCGTGCACTGGTAATTACAATGGCCACCCAAATGCGAATTGTTGCTGTAAGGCAGCAGCTCAGTGTTTCTACACTCAGAACCACCACACCTAAGCTCAACAGGATGCTCATTTTTAAAAAAGTAATGAGCATCTTCAACATCCGATCTACTTACAGGCTGGATAATTGCACTAGTAAAATCACCTCGTCGACTACCGATATAAATACCAGCGACGAAGAGGTTGCGCTGGCCATCAGAAGCTAAGACAATAGATCCACTATGGCCATGTTGTAATTGGCCGTCAGTGCAGGCCTCATACAAGCCTGAGTATGTTCCGCTATTTGCTATAGTCGAAGGACCAAGCTGTGAGTTTATCACTCCCTTACAGTCAACAACATCCTTACAATCTCTATCCAAACCAACAACACTAACATCATACTTAAGTAAATTAGTGCCAGACTCGCAAAGGCGATCCTTAATAAACTTACCATTCGTCAAGAAACCGTCTGGGCGCGGGAACATAGGACACACTATAAAAAACCCCAAATCTTTTCCGTCTACAATCTTCTGACGGATCATAACATTATAGACGGATGGGGACATACCAATACTCCTAGTACCATAAAACACAATGTCGACAGGTTTTGAGACATCCATGCTCGAAAGGACATGGCCTGCGGTGACAAACATGTTAGAATCAACTAACATACAATTCCCCCACCGAGAGCCCTGTGATATGGTGGCCAAGTACCTACAACTTTTGCCCACAATGCTCTCATAATCCTGAGGGCCAGAGCATTTTGATTGAAGTGGGACATCCCGCCTAGCTTGCTCAGTAACCTTATAGCTATTAACTGGCTCCTTAGAAATATCACAACTAAACATAGGATTAATCTCTTGCTCTTCACAAGAGCATAATGTACCGAGTCTTATAGATCGCTTACAGTGTTTACACTGTCTCATACCACGAGCCACCTTGTCACTCTGAAACAAAGGTGCCATAAGCCTATACATAGTATAGCCTGATAGCAAAACCAATATCCCAGCGACAGTTATGCCACATGATAGCACAACTTTGTTCTGCATATCGTCAAAAAACCCCTTTATGCACTCTTTCGTTAGGGCCGTATCTTGAGCAATCTTAGCAGCACTAGCCTTGACCTCGCACGCAGTATCATTGACACTATTAATAGTCTTAGTGATGGTAGAAAAGGGCCACCAACCAGAATGCGCG